CGTGAATTTGTTTAAAATTAAATTTCTGCGCCTGCGGTTCGGGTTTCAACTCGATTTTTGGTAATTCAATCATAATTTTATTAATTTAAGTTTTTGTATTGGTTTATTGCTTCCGAAATTTGACTATTTAGCCCGTTTTCTATCTTTTCCGCCGTCCAAATACCAAAAACATAACTTTGCATTGCTTCTGTATTTTCGTTTATTAAATCGGCTTCTTTTTGTTTTTCGGCTTCCGTCATTTCGAGCGGGTGCAAATTACAAAATCCAAAATTAATTTTTGCGTTGTTTAATTCAATTAAATTTAATTTATCTTTAAAATTGTTGTATAATTGAATTAACGGGGTTTTTAAAATTTCGTGCAATCTTTTTTGTGCAAATTTTATGTTTTGATAAAATTGTAATTCGTTGACAAAACAATAAACGTACATTTTAGCAAATATCCTGTTTTGTTGTATTTCCTGCGTTTTTTGTCTGTTTATCCATTCCGCAACTATTGTGACGGCTTCGACGTCGTTTTGGTTTGGTGTGTGCGTTCCGTTTGAAACTCGCCAAACTATTCGTTGCATTGCCTTTTCGATTGTCATAATTTATCAATTTTTTTAGTTGGTTTTGTATTTTTAAAGTCCTGACAATATTTTTGCATTTTGTCGGGTCTGCTAATAAATTCCAAAGTCAAATATTTTGGATTTTCTTTATGGTAATCGTCATTAAAGCAATTTGTAATCGCCAACAGTAAATCGGCTTTTGTATAACCGTCTTTTAACCTTGCGATAACTTGCCTTTTTGTTTTGTCGTCTATTACTCGTAATTTTTTATTTGTAATCAAATTAAATTGTTCTAAAAGCCCAATCCAATTAACCGAAAGGTTAATATCTTTTACTTTCTCTTTTACTTCTACTTGTTGGCAAGGGGTTACCGAACCCCCTACGCTACCCCCTACGGTAGGGGTCAAAATATTACCCGTTTTGTCTTCGTAACCTTTGACCTGACTATCAATACTATTTGTTTGGCTTATGTATGCAAATTTTGCCATTCCTTTTAAATTTGTTGGCTTAATTCCCATAAATTGACGGTCTAATAATGCGTCGATAAATGCGACTTTGTCCTGTATTGTTTCCAATTCATTGTAAACGTCAAAATAAGAACGAAAAAAATTAAAACCCTTTCTTTTGGTCAATTTATTCATTATCGCCCTCGCTTTCTGTAATTTTGTTTATTTCGGTTCGAAGTGTTTTTGCGAACTTTATTGCTGTGCTTTTGTCTAAAACAATGCATAAACTTTCTGTTGTTGTTTCGCCTATCATTTCATTTAATACAATAACAATTGAGTTTTCGTCTTCAAAACATTCTATTGTATTTTCGTCGTAACGGTCTAAAAATTTAATTTTATAATTCGCCATTTTTTAAAGGTTTTAAGATACCAATAAACTATTTGTTAAAAAGTAAAACCCCATTAAATCGGCTGTTGTGAGACGTGCCTTTTTAATGAGGTTTTTATAATATTTTACAGTTGTAATGCGTCTCACTTCATTACAATGCAAATATAAACAATTTTTTAAATAAAATGTTGTTCGTCTTCGTTATTTTCTAAAAACGGCGATGCTTCAACAGTTTGCGAAATCGCTTCCCTATATTCGGGCGTCTTTGCAATTTTTTCTTTTATAAAATCGGGCAAATTGTTAAACTTGTCTTCGTCGAAGTTTTCAAATTCAAAAACAAATGTTTCGTTAACCTGTGACGGGCAAATTAAACCCTTTGGCATTGGCGAAATCGCGTCAATTTCCTGATAAATCTTTGTCGGGTCTTTTGCGCTTGGCTTGTGAATTACATTTAACATACAGGGAACGCCTAAAAGTTTGGTAATGTCGAACGCTTCGGCTTCTTCGTCTGTAAATGCTTTGCCCCTCCAACCTTGCAAATAACGTCTTAACGTCGATTTTTCATGTAATGACAAACTAAATTCTTTGTCTATAACGCAAGGCTGTTCGCCGTTTTCAGGATTAAAGATTTTTAATTCCGTTGGTAATTCAAACCCGATGCGCACCTTATGCGCTGTTTTTTTTACCCCTTGGTATTCTTCGTCACAAGTTCCGATTTCGACCATTTTGTAACAACGGGCAACGTAATTTCCCGCTTCGATTAATTCTCTTTCAAATGAATTTCCTTTTTTTGCTGTGATTGCCATAATTTCTAATTTTTATTAAGTGTTTGTTAAAATTTTACAGTTATTGAACTTTTGCGCGGGGTTGTCCCGACTTTTGGAACGTCGTTCCCGTATGCGTCTATTATTGTTTGTTTTTGTGCTAATTTAAGCAATTCGACGCGGGCGTCTAAATCGGCTTTTAATTGGTTGTAAATTTCGTCGTCTGAATAATTGACCGTATTACCGCCATTTGTATAATTAAATTCAACGCCGTTTTTGTCGGTCTTTTCGAGAATTTCGATTTTGTCCCTGAACGTTGCGTCTGCGGAATTTACGACCTCTTTAAGTCTGCAAATATTCGTCCAAACTTGCAACGGGTCAACTTCGCCCTTTTCCAACAGGTCGTCGACCATTCGTTTGCCCGTTAGTACGGCTTCTTTTTTTGTGAACGTTGGCGCATACATTGTCGCCATTTGTTCCGCTTTAAATTCGAAATAAAGGTCTTTGCTCATAATTTTAATTTTTAAGTGATTAATTTGTTTCTAATAATTCGAAGTCTAAAACTTCGATGTCGTCAACGTCGATTTCGTCGTTTTCGTCTTCTTCGTCCCAATTTGCGGGATTGTCAGGGCTATACGTTCCCTGTATGTAGTCGTCTAAATTCATAATTTTGATTTTTTAAGTTACGCAAAGATAGTTTTATTTTTGGATTACACAACGTAATTAATTCGTTTTTTTTGTCTGAAATTAATAAATTAAAAACCAATTTTCCCGTTGCGTTTAAGTCTTCGTATTTTTTACTTTTTAACGTCCAATAACCGTTTTTTATTTTTAACATTTGATTGCGTTTTTTAAAAGTTTATAGGCATTTTCGCGACCGCCAACGGCGTTAATTTGTTTTTGCGAAAATACTAATTGAAATCGTAAATTTTTTACGTCCTGCGGGTCAATTGCTTTGCGCCCGCGTTTGCTTTGTGTTTCCTGTTTCATTGGTTAAATATTTAAAAATTGTTGAACAATAATGCGCCCGATAAAATACAACGCGCAAACGATAATAAAATAAATTTGAAATTTTTGTTTCAATAAAAATGATTTCATAATAATTGATTTTTAAGTTAATGCGCGTTTTACAGTCGCGCCCCTGTTTTGTTTTTATTTTGGCAATAACGCCACCCTGATATTGTCTTTTTTAAATTCCGCCTTTGTTTTGTCGTTTTCGTACAAATAGTCGTATTTTTCAAACCCTTTTGATAAAAGGTATTTTTGAATTTTTGCGGTATTGTCCCCGTACAACGTTACTTCGTCCGATTTTATTCCGATATGCCAAAACAAATCCAAATCAAAACCCTGTGCAATTAGTAATCCTAAATTTTTGTTCATAATTTTAATTTTTAAAGTGATTAATTTTTTGTCAAAGATATAAATACAATTCAATTACGCAACACAATTAAATAAAAATAATTATCTTTTTTGTTAATTTATAATTATTCTAAATAAGAAACGCCTTTTTATTGGGTTTGTTTTTAAATAAAAAACATTAACTTTGTGGTTCGGTTCTCATAATGCCGTATTTTTTTAAGTGAAAGGACGGGCGCAATTGATTTTGTAGCCTGTTTTTTTTTGCATAAAAAAACCCGTTAACTAATTAACGGGCGTTTATCTTAAAAAAACCAAATCAATTCTTTGTATTTCCTGAACAAATAACAAATCGGAATTATTAAAAGCAACCAAAACCACAATGAAACCGATTTCTTTTTAATATCTTTTTTAATTACTTCGTGCGACGTCTTTTTTTTGGCTTGTTTTACCGTTGTTTTAGCTTGTTTTATATCTTTTACGATATTTGTTTCGACTTTTTTATTTATGCGTCTTAAACGGGCGTTTTTATAAACCTTGCCGTTAACAATCATGGGCGCGATTGTGTCTATTGGCTCGATAATTGTTTCGTCGCAATTTTCGACAATGTTTATTTTTGTGTTATCGGTTTTTACTTCGTCGATTTTTGTCGCTTCGGTTGTTGTTTCTTTTACCGCTTCCGTCGATTTTTGAACCTTTCGGGTGCTACATGAACATATTGCCGACGTCAGGAAAACGATAAAAATTATTTTTAAAAGTGATTTCATTAAACGATTTTATAGTTAATAATTCGCATATTTTTTAATTCATAGTGACCACTATTTAAAACTTTTACGTGCGCGAAACCGTGATTGTAATTATTGTAGGGCGCGTATTCAGGCTCTAAACCGCATAAACAACCCGTTGACCATGTTGTCGTAACTTCCCCGCCCAAAGTTTTTTCAGTGTGTTCGCTTGTTCTGTGGTGGTGTCCGACGATACAACTTTCTTTCGCTTTTAAAAACAAACCACGTGCGGGGTTAACAGGCGGGGCAAANCCCCCGAACCATTCGTGTCCGTGCAAAATAGGTAATTTTCCCGCCATTGCCATTTGTTTATCTTTTACTAAAGTTACGCCAAATTCCCGCATACGCAAAAGTTGTTCCAACTTAAAATCGTCAATTCCTAACAATTCGGGCGCTTTTATCATTAAATAATCCTCAAATCTTTTCTCGTGATTACCGATTTTAAAATAAATCGGACAATTAAACGTATCTTTTAACAATTTTAAAAATTCGCGTCCCATTTCCAATTCGCCCGCCATGTCACGTAAACGACGGTCTTTTGTAAATCTGCTACATTGGTAAAAGTCCAAAGTATCGCCATTTAAATAAATCGCGTTGACTTTGTTTTCAATTCCGTAATTAATAGCCAATTCTAACGCTTTGTTGTCCTGGTATGGGAAATGTATGTCCGATAAAATTAAAATATTGTTTTGACCTTTTGGAATAATAAAAGGCTCGTTTTGTAAATAATCGCTTTCGGGGAGTTTTCCTATCATTGCTTGTTTTTTTTGTTCCGCCGTTCTTATTTGAACGGGTATTATATTGCAATTTTTTTTACTGATTTCGCCTCTATAATAGCGAACCATTGTCCGTGCTTGGTCAAAAGAATTAAAATCCAAAGGGTTTTCTTTTAAAATTATTCGCGAAATCGCCATTGTAGTTGCTTCGGGAAATTTTAAAATATATTCTTTTACAATTTCGGACTTATATGTTTTATTCATAACTATAATTTTACATAAGTTATGCCGTTGTCAACTATCGTTATTCCGTTGTCAATGCGTTGTTTTAAAACCCGCCAATCAAAACCAAATGTTTTTTGAAAATGCGGTGCGTCTTTAAATTTTTTCCAATCGCCCCCCCATTCGTAACCCTTTGACTTAAAAAATTTAACAACCGTTTGCCAATATTCGTTATTGTTCCAACTTGCAACCTCAAACGTTCCGTCGCCGTTTTTGTCGTATAAAATAACAATGTCAAACGCAAGTCCGTAATTGTGTATGCTTTGCCAACTGTCGGCGTTGGTTACTTTCGGGCGCTGTAAAAACAACGCGCGTTGTTCTTCGGGACTTCTAAAAACATAGGCAAAACGTAATCGGACGCCTACGGGCAAAAGTTTGTTGCATTGCGAATATAACGACAAAAGCTCCTGTCTTATTTTAGGGTGCGCTTTGTTTATGCGCTCGATTGTGATTTTGTCCATTAGTTTGTTATTTCGTTAACGTCGTTTTTGATTTCCTTTGCGCGGTTAAATGATTTTTTTAATATTTTCCAAAGGTCAACGCCGAAAGTTTCTTCGATGTTTTCTTTGATGCTTACTAATTCAACAAAAATTAACATAATCGCGCATATTTTTGTAAACATAAAATCAATACCAAAAGTTCTAATTATAAACTCATTCAAAACATAATAATCAATCGCGAAAAGTGACAAAATACAAAGTTCGTATAATGCCATTTTTGAAATTATATTGCTTAAAATTCGACTTCGAATTGACGAAATACCTTTTAATTTAATTGACTTAAAAACTCCCGTAAATGTATCGAAAATTATTGCGACTCCTACGCCAATTAAAAGCCCTGTAATTGGAACGTAAAAAAGCAACAAACTTGTAAACAAATAATTTATAAACTTCATTTTATTTTTTTGTAAAGATAGTTATTATTTAAACGTCCCAATCTTCAATATTAATACCAAAATTTTGCCCTGACTCCTCGGTTAATTTAAGAATAGTAAACGACATTAAGCGTTCGAAATTTGCTTCTTTATAATTTACGTCAGTCATTGGCGACATTCCGTTAAATTCCGCTTCTTCTATTTGTTCCCATGACATGTAAGTCGCATTGTCTTTTAATTTTATAACAATTCCGTCGTCATTTGTGTAATAATAAAAACCCGTTGCCGTTACGCCGTTTCTGTCTTGTTCAATTTTTTGAATTGACAAACTGATTATTTTACTGTCTATTACTTCGTAAGTAATATTGCGGATTTCGATTTCTTTGTTTGTGTTAATTGTTATCATGTTTTAATATATTTGCCAATAAGTGTTAATATTTGCTTCCTTTTGTACTCGATTTGCGTTTGTTTGAAATCCTATTATTTCATTAATAAACCCGTCAAAATAATTTGTCGAACTAGTCCCGACTTGTATACCTGTGCTTGTTCCTGTTGTTATTGCAACTGTTCCGCTAGACGTCCCATTTGTCCAAGCCTCAACGAGCGTTGTGCTTCCTGACGTTGGGGAAATTAATTCGTATAATTTCCTATTACTAGTAAAACCTGTATTCAACAATATTGCCGTTCCTGTTGCGCCATAACCCGCATAAATATTCGTCCCATTATAAAACGGCATAAAAAACCTAGATGCCCCTCCTACTGAATAACCGACTTGATTTGCAGTGCCTAAAGGAGCTATTCCACCCGTAAAATAACTTGACATGTTATTTATGTTAATACTAGTGTCGGCTAAAGTTAAACTATGCGTTGCGTTTCTTACAAATCTAACCCCTACCTTATCGTAATTACTAATGCCCATTAAAATACCTACGAACACTATAAATGGTCTTGCGCCTATTACTGCATTTGTGACGTTTTTATTGTTTCCGCTTTGGTCGTACCACGTTACAACTGATACCGTTTGTAGTTGTGTAATTGCGTCAGGATTTGAATATCCAAAAGAACCCGCAAACTGCCCTAAAGTTGTCGCGCTAGTTGAACCTGCTCCCGATATAGTAGTGATAGGGCTATCTAGTGAAATTGTAAAATTTGAGTCAAAACCGACGTTTACCTCAACAGTTGTTGCCCCTATCGTTCTAGCACCTCGGAAACAAAAACCGCTATAAGTAGATTTTAATTTTCGCAATGAATAGGCATGATGCACGGACGTTCCGTAAGTATCTAAAATATAAGTATATTGCGCGGTAAAAGTGACCGTATTTGTAGAATATAAAGTTTCTGAACCGTCGGACGGAATAGCGTAAGCCCTAACGTAATAAGTACGTCCTGGTATTAATCCCGTTATATTTGAACTATAAGGGTTTGGCGTTGTTCCACTACCTGCGGAAATAAAAGAGTCGTTAACTTTATTTGGAAAATCAAATAAACTCCAACAAATACCCTTGTCCGATATGCTAGGCGTTAACGGTAAATTTGCAAATGTACCACCACTAGTCGCCGTGCTTTCGGTCAAATTGCTTATAGAATTTACGGTAAATCCTGTAATTGTCGGGTTTTCTTTAATTAATCTAATTGAACGCCCTGTATTTGCGTTTAACGCTGTTTTTGTTAAATCGTCGTCGTTA